CGTAGCGCCACGCGCACCGGGCCGGGGATGGCGCGATCGCCCGCAAGCCAGCGCCTCACGGTGCGGTCATCCACTTCCAACTGCCGCGACGCCTCGACCTGCGACCAGCCGAGCGCGGCAATGGCGGCGGCGAACTGGTCAGCGGACAACGGCGCCGCCTTCGATCAGGCGCAGTCCCTTGGACGCCAGCACGGCCGCGACCGCCTCCATGGTATCATCCTGCGCGAAGCTGTTGCTCAGGGTGCCGTCGGCCCGGAAAAGCGCCAGGCGCTCCGGGCGATCAGCGCGAACGGCTACGAAGCCGATGGCGTTGGAGGGAAGGGAGGGGATCGGTTGCTTGCTCATGTCCACAACCTAGGGCCAATGGCCCTGCATGTCAACGGGTATTTTGCACCATGACCGGCCCAGCATCCGCGTTACTGATTGAGGCGGTCCTTGCCGAAGACGCCCCGCGCCGCCCCAAGCCCCGCGGCAGTCGCAAGCCGGTGCTGTCCGAGGCGCAGATACAGATCGCCATACGCGCGCGCCTCCAATGGCTCGGCTGTCTGGTCATGTCCATTCCCAACGAGGGCAAGCGCACCGTCATCGGCGGGCGCCACATGAAGGCAACCGGCCTGACCGCCGGAGCGCCGGACCTGCTGATCTACCGCAACGGCAAGCACGCGCTGATCGAGGTCAAGTCGGCAATCGGCCGGCTATCGCCCGCGCAAATCGAGATGCACGCCCGCCTGGCAAAACAGGGATGGACAGTCCATGTCGTGCGGTCGCAGGATGAGGCAGTCCGCGCGCTGGAATCCGAAGGGTGGAGCTTCGCACGATGACCCTATGCGATCGGCTCCGCGCGAATGCCGCGCTGCTCGACCACATCACGCGCACCGGCCAACGCCTGACGGCGCCGCACAAGCGCGCGCTTGTCGCGGACCTGTTGCAGATGGCGGTCGAGGCTCAAGTGCTTGAGCGCGCCGCCGCCGAGGTGTCAATCGCTGAATCCTATTACCGCACGAGGCGCGCAGCATGAGTTCCGCAGACGTATGGATGCCGCTCTACGTGGCCGACTATCTCCAGGATACGGGGCACCTAACGGCGACTGAGCACGGCGCATATTTGCTGCTGCTAATGCAGGCTTGGACGCGGGACGGAGCACTACCCGCAGATGACAAGCGCCTGGCAGCCATGGCGCGGTGCTCGCCGAAGGAATGGCGCGACGCGCGTGATGCGGTGATGGCGTTCTTCGATCTGGACGGAGACTGCTACCGTAACCCGAGGCTTGAGCGCGAGCGGGCGAGGGCGGCAACCATCACGCAAGAGCGTAGCAAGGCGGGCGCAATCGGGGCCGCAAAGCGATGGCAAACGCATGGCAAACGCATAGCGGAGCCATTGGCAAACGCATCGCAAAGTGATGCACCTTCACCTTCACCTTCACAGAAGGAAGAAAAAGAAAGAGAACCGACCCCTTCGGGGTCTCCCTCACCGCTAGTCGCGGCGAGGCCAAAATCCGCTTGCGGCTTTGACGACTTTTGGGCAGCATACCCCCGCAAGGTCGGCAAGCACGCCGCCCGGCGAGCGTGGACATCGGCCATGAAACGCGCATCCGTCGAGGAAATCGCCGCCGGCCTCAACGCCGCGCAATGGCCCACGGATCGCAATTTCATCCCCCATCCCGCAACGTGGCTCAACGCCGGCCGATGGCTCGATGAGCCCAGCGACGTGGCGCCGGAAAAGCCCGGAAAACTTGACTATCTGCACGGTTTCCTGAACGGAAAGGACAGCCTGCAATGACCGGCCGATATGCCACAACCGAGGATTGGCTGCGGTTCCTCGCACCCATCGCCGCTTCCGTCCGCAACCCGCCCGACCGCAGCGAAATCACAGCCCGAGCAGCCGCTTGCGCCGACGCCCTGGCCATCTACGCCGAATGGCTCACCCCAACCCGCCGCCGTGACGCAATGGCCGCATGGCAGTTCTGGCCGTCCGTCGCCGACATCGCCGAAATATTCACAGCCGACAAGCGCCACGCGGCTTTCATGCGATCCGCAACCGCCGCCCTGCCGCCTCCCGAACCGGCCCCTCCCGAGCGCCCAACCCCCGAGCAAATCGAGGCTAACCGCGCCAAGGTCGCCGCCCTCAAAGCCGAGATCGCCGATCGCCATGAGCGCGACAGACCCAGCGCCGGACCGGCCTATCTCGCCCCGCACCACCTCCTCGCCGCCTACGACGCCGCCGCCGCACAGGGCAACATGGCCGCAGCATACCGCGCCGCCCAACTCCGCGCCCAGGTCGCAGCATGAGCCGCGCGCCACAATGCGGAAACTGCCGGTTTTGGTGGGAGCCGGTCGGAGGCGTTGGGGAATGTCGCCGCCACGCGCCGCCGCCGCGATGGGCGACCGACGAACAAAAAGCGGACTGTCGCGATTCCGTCGCGTGGGAATACACATCGGACAACGACTGGTGCGGCGAACATAAACCGGGAATGGCGCCTCCAAAGGAAAAACGGACGTGATCGAACCCCTCGACACTCCGCCCGACTGGCACGCCCGCATCGCAGCCCGCGCCGCCGAATGGACGCAACTCGGCCCGATCGAAGCCGCACGACAGCAACACAAGCGCGGCGAAATGGGAAAGCACGTGCTCGCCGTCGTCGAGGCTTTGGACGCGCGCGGCATTCCCGGCGAAGGGTGCGCGCGATGAGAATGGACGGCTACCTCAAAACCGGCTGCGGTTGCGATTTATGCGGCGCGTGGAACGCCGGCTTTGTCGAGGGGCTGACGCTGGTAATTGCGCTGCTCGGCGAGGTCGAGCACGTCGCGCCCAAGCGCGAGATACCGACGGTCCGGCGCGTGTGTGACGCGGTGGACGCGGGCGTTCACAAGCTTGTGCCGGACATTGACGAGGCGACGATGGCGCTGATCCAGGCCAAGGCCGGTCGCCAGGACGGGGATGCGGTGCATTGAGCGCCGGGGCTATGACCTCGGCGGCGGCGGCGTCCGATCGGCGTGCTGGGCGTGCACACCATGCAAGAGGAAAATGCACGATGAGCGAAAAAACTTTCGGCGCCGCGCCCGATCCGATCCGCGACGCGCTGCACGCGGCGGCGCTTGCCGATTGCGACGCGGAAGCTAGCGGCCACGTGTGCGTTTGCCTCCGTGATGGCGTGATGAGCGCCTCGTGCGTGGAACCAGCCGCCGCCGCCGTCGCGGCGTTCCTGCGGGCGCTGCCCGCGACAATCTCGATCCAGACAGGTTCCGGGCATTTGCGGGCCAACATGTCCGGGTTTGCCGAACTGGCAACCGAGGTCGAGCGCGCGGCGCGGAAAGGCAACGGATGAGCGATAGCGAGCGCCGCGAGCAGCAAGCGCGATATTACGACGACGCAGCAAAAGCTGGCCCGAACTCGCCGTTCCCTGGGCACGCGCATACGGCGAGGATGTTGCGCGACCTGACCACGGGCGAGGCCGAGGCATACCGCCGCGGCTTTGCGGACGCTCGCGATGCGGCGGCAGATGTGTGTGATGCGTTTCCGGCCAAAACGCACGGCGCGCTTGCGACAGCGCCTTACGCGGCTGCCGAGCAGGCGGCAGACGAGTGCGCCGCCGCCATCCGCGAGTTGCAGCCGTCGCCGCGCCGTGAGCCCACCGGCATGGATTATCGCGGAGGATGAGCGCCCCTGGGGACAGCGGACAGCAGCCGGTTAAACGGGCTATGCCGGAGGGAAAGCGTTTCGAGGTCGGAAAGTCTGGCAATCCGTCAGGCATGTCAAAGGCTCAAGCCGAGGTCCGGCGTCTAGCGCAAGCCGCTGGGCCAGATGCAATTCGCGGGCTGATAGCCCTGGCCAATGGAAAGAAAGTGCCGGCGGCGGTTCGGCGGCAATCTTGGGTGGACTTACTCGACAGAGGATTCGGCAAACCGACCAGCGGGGAATCCGGCCCTGACGGCGAGCAAATAATCCGCATCCTGACCGGTGTTGCTCGTGCAAACGACTGACATAGACCTGGGCTATTCCGCGCGGTCCTATCAGGACAACGCGCACCGGCAGCGCAAGCAATGGACGGTGCTGGTCTGGCATCGCGGGTCCGGCAAAACCGAGTGGGCGCTCATGGAACTGATCCACGAGGCGTGCACGCTTCCGCCCAATCCGCGCGATCCGCGGCGCTTCGCCTACATCGCGCCGTTGCGCGTCCAGGCTCAGGATGTGGTGTGGGATCGGCTGCTGTCTCTGGCCATGCGTATCCCCGGTGTTGACGTGCACAAGGCCGAGTTGCGCGTCACGCTCCCCAACGGGGCGATCGTCCAGCTTTACGGCGCGGACAATCCAGATCGGCTCCGCGGCATCACGCTCGATGGAGTGGTGCTGGATGAGGTGGCGCAGATGCCGCCATCGCTGTTCCGCGAAGTGCTGTTGCCAGCGCTGTCCCGGCCAGGCCGCGAGGGATGGTGTGTGTGGATCGGCACGCCCAAGGGCCGCAACGCATTCTGTGAAATCTATGAAAAGACGCTCAAGGCCATGGATGACGGCGAGCCCAATGCCTTTGCCGACATGCGCCGGGCCAGCGAGACGCGCGTGATCGGCGAAGCGATGCTCATGCAAGCGCGGCAGCAGATGACGCCGGAGGAATACGATCAGGAATTCGAATGCTCGTTTCAGGCCGCCATCGTCGGCGCCTACTACGGCCGCGAGATGGCGCGCGCCGATGCGGACAAGAGGATCACGCGCGTGCCCTATGACCCGGCGTTCCCGGTCGTGACGGCATGGGATTTGGGCTATGGCGATTCCACGGCCATCTGGATCGCGCAGCAGGCGCGGTTCGAGGTCCGCGTGATTGACTACCTTGAAGCGTCCGGCGTGGGGCTAGACTGGTATGTCCGGGAGTTGAAGGCCAAGCCCTATGCCTACGCCGAGACGCTGCTGCCGCACGACGCTGGGCACGGCACGATGCAGACGGGGCGCTCGCTGGCCGACGCGGCGCGCGACCTTGGATTGCCGCGCGTGCGGGTGTTGGATCGCGAGCCGGATATCGAGGCTGGGATCAACGAGGTTCGGCGGATGCTGCCGAAATGCGTCTTTGACGCCGAGCGGTGCGCGCGCGGGATTGAGGCGTTGAGGCAGTATCGGCGGGATTGGGATGACCGCGGCCAGGTGTTCAAGCCTCGTCCCCGGCACGACTGGACCAGTCATGCTGCCGACGCGATGCGGTATCTGGCGCGCGGGATCGGCGGCCGGCCGGACCCAGCGACGATGCGAAACATGGCCATGGCGCTCCCGCGTCAAGCCGCAGTATGGGACCCGTGGGCACGATGAGCGATTACCTCCGGCGCGACTTGGACCCTGGACCCCGGCCTGACGCCAACGACTATCATGGACCGAATTCGCTCATGGAATGGCAACGCGCGCGGGCGGCGTGGGAAGATCGGTGCGCGGTGCAACGGCGGGCGCAAGATGCCGCGATGCGCCGATGGTGGGATGAAACCCATGGGCGCGTTGCGTCATGACGGCCGACCATGACCGCAGGCGGGCGAGCAACTGGCGGGCGCTATGGCTCCTGACCGGGTGGGGCGTGGCGGTCATGCTGACAGGGATGGCATGGCGCTAATCCGGACAATCGCGGTCGGGGACTGGATCGAGCTAACCGGGCCGGCCGGCGAAACGCTCGGCCGGGTGGGTCTGCAAAGAACGATTGGCAGGCGCGCCCGATTGGTGCTAGACATGCCGGACACCACCTTTGCGCGACACGATGTTGCGCCGGCCTCGGAAGGGGATCGGCTGCCTCATGTCCACACGGGTCAACGCGCACGTCCAGCGTAGCGCAAGCCTCCAAGAAAACCGATCGCTATCCCGCGGCCTTGAGCGAGAGCCCGGCGCGGGCGTCGTGGTCAAGGGCACGACCATCAGTTTCGGGTCTTTCGATTCCTACACGGGAACCGAAGCCGTCACCAACGGCACATTTGCCACGGTCACGACCGGATGGACGGCGGCCAACAGCGCGACCCTGAGCGTCGCCAGCGCCAAGCTTCGCGTTGCACGGAATGCCGTGGCCAATCCCGGCGCGACCCAGGCCATCACGGGCCTCCTGCCAGGCTACACCTACCGGTTCAGCGTCGTTGTGGACGTGGGCACGGCGGATTCCACGCTGGTTCTGGTGACTGCCACCACGGCCGGGACCACGCTGCTTTCGGACGTTTCGGGCACCGGCACCTACGCGGCCAACTTCGTGGCGCCGAGCGATGGCGCGATAACGATCCTCCTTCGCGCGGTGACGAATACCGGAACCAACAGCGCCGACTTTGATACCGTCAGCGTCAAGCAGGCGTTCTGCACCATCGCGGATTCCGGCGCCGGGCTCGGTCAGTTTCCGGCCGGCGCAACCGTGCTGGTCCGCGGCTCGCCGCTCAACTCGCGGCGATGGATGGTGGCGGCGAACGTCTCGACCAGCCTGATCGAAGTCGATCCGGGCCAGGTCCAAACCGAGGCGGCCGGCTCCACCATCATCCTTGAGCGGGAGGGCTGACGCCATGGCGACGCCCCGCATCATGACCTCCACCGTCACCATCGCGGACGGCGCCAGCCTATCGGACGCCCTCGCGCTCAACGGGATGCATCTTGTTGGCATCGTCCTGCCGAGCGGATGGGATACCGCGCTCGTGTCTTTCGCGGTGTCCACGGCAACGGACGGGACATTCGTGCCGGCGTTCGACGCGACGGGCGAGTTGCAGTTTCCGGCCACGTCCGGCGTGGCGTCGCAGGCGCTGTGCATCGCGGCAGGCACGTTCGCGGGATGGGCGGCGATCAAGGTCCGGTCGGGGCTGGTGGCTGCCGCGACCAATCAATCCGGCGCGGTCGTGCTGACCTGCGTCCTCATGGCCTACGACTGAGGAGCGCGCATCATGGTCGCCGTCGTCACCAACCAGGTTGACGAAACCTGGACGCAGATCATCACCACGGGGCTCAACTCGCTGGCGACGGCGGGCAGCGCCCTGTCCGCAGCCATCACGACCGACGGCAAGCTGCTGATGGATATCAGCGTCAAGCTTGCGTCGCTCACGCCCACGGGCTCGGCGTCACTGGAAATCCACGCCCTGCCCTTGATGGAGGACGCGACCAACTACGCTGATCTCGTGTCGCAAAACCCCGCGACGCTGCTGGGGACGATCAGCTTCTCGACAAGCGCCTCGATCAAATACGGCCAGTTGATCGGCGCGCCGCAGCCGGCCCGAGCCTACAAGATCGGCGTCTATTCGTCGCTCGGCGTGAGCATGGCGGCATCCTTGAATATCGTGTCCAAGTCCACCTATACGCAGGTCGCGACCTGACATGCCGAAGCCTTCGCTTCCCCGGAAGACGAAGAACGGCTTCGTCCAGAAGCTAGGCAATTCCACATTCTACCTGGATAGCCTGCGCTCGGCGGTCATCGGCGCATATGGGGCTGGACGCATCTTCTCGCCGTCGATCTACAACGGCGCGTGTCTGCGCCTGAAAACTCTGGGCAACGATATCAACTTCACCGCGCAAGGCCTGGTGGACACGGCGGCGATCGACGCCGCGGCCGGCGCGAGCGCGGCATATGCGGACATCCTCTACAATCAGACTGGCGGCTCGAACCTCACCAGCGCCGGCACCGCGCCGAACATGCCTCGGGTCAAGGCGGCATCGACGGCGGCGATCACGGGGCTCTATTGCGTCACCGGCGGCACGCATTTCACGGCGGCGAATATCTGGGCGGGGCTGACGCGAGGTTCCGCCTTTTGCGTGCTGAACCTCAACGGCGGCTCGGGCGGCTGGGCGCGGATTGGCGACGGAAGCCAAACCCTGACCCACTACGTTGACGGGTACAACTATGATACGTTCCTATCAACGGCGAGGCAGTCCGCCAGCAATGGCGCGGCGCCGTGGTCATACACGACCTATCAGCATCTTTATGTTGAGCAGAACGGCGCGGCGATCCAAACCGTATTCAACTCGTTCTATCTGGCGTCCGTCGCGGCGACCTTCGACAACACGCCGACGAACATCATTCTCCCGGAAGCCGCCGGCGGAACGATGACCGTATTGGAGTGGATATTTTTCAACCGCCCGCTTTCGATCACGGAACGCCAGCTTGTCGAGGGCTCGGCCGCGTGGCGCTACAAGCCGGCGGTCACTGAGCCGCTGGATAGCCTGCCGGCAAGTCATCCCTATCGCAGCCGGCCGCCGTCGTGGATCACCGGGCCTTACGCCATGACCAGTAACCCTGGAACCGTGGCGCCGATGTTTCTTGCCACGCAAAGCGGCGGCGGTGGGGGCGGCGGTGGCGGTGGCACAGGCATCGGCCCCGGCGTCGGCGTCATCATGGGGCCGGGGCTTTCTCCGGGCACCAACTCGTTCGGGCGCGGCCCGCCCCCACGTCCATAGGAGCCGCACATGAGCGCGCTGTTTTCATCGCCCAAGTCGCCCAAGGCTCCGGACCCGCCCGCGCCGCCGCCCACGAATGACGCCGCGGCGGTGCTGGACGCCGAACAGGCGGCTCGCCAGCGCGCCGGCCAGGCCAAGGGACGCAGCAGCACGGTCCTAACCGCAACGTCCGACCGGCCTTCGCCAGTCGGAGGCAAGTCGCTGCTGGGCGGCCCGTGAACGCGGCGCAGATTATCAAGCGCGCGGACACGCTCAAGTCCGACCGCGCCACAACCGAAGCCCACTGGCAAGAAGTCGCCGATTTCCTGCTGCCGTCGCGCGAGTTCACAACGCATACCGTCGCGGGTTCGCGCACGCGGCAACGATGGATATTCAACACCACGCCGGTTAGCGCGAATGAGCAGCTTGCCGGCGGGCTGCATGGAATGCTGACAAGCCCGGCGCTGCGCTGGTTCAAGCTCATCCCGGGCGGGATGCGCGCCGCCCAGATGGCCGATTCGGATAGCGAGGTCAAAGAGTGGTTCGAGGATGCGACCGAACGCATGTATGCGCGGTTTAACTCGCCAAAGGCCGGGTTCAACACGTCGGCGCATGAGGCGTATCTCGATATCGCCGCGTTCGGATGCGGGCCGATGTTCATTGGCGACGCCGGCAAGGCAGGACCGATGTTCCGCACGACCAGCCTATCCGAGTGCTTCATCTCGCTGGACGGCTGGGGCAAGGTTGACACGCTGTTCCGCATCTACAAGTGGAGCGCGCGCAACATCATTGCGAACTGGCCCAAGGCGCAGTCGCCGCAGTTGAAAAAGGCGGCCGAGGTCGCGCCTGACCAGCGCTTTGAAATCGTCCATGCCGTCTATCCCAAGCCCGAAGGTGTGCGGGCCGAGGGCGATTTCGTGTCCTGCTACGTGCTGCGCGAAGGCGTGGAGACGCTAGAGGAAGGGACGTTCCTGGAATTCCCGTATGCCTTCGCGCGGTGGTCGCGGCGATCGGGCGAGGATTACGGGTTCGGCCCCGGCATGATGGCGCTGCCCGATGTGCGGATGCTCAACCGCATGGAGGAAGTGAACCTCAAGGGCTTCGCGAAGGCGGTTGACCCGCCCATGGCGCTGCCGTCGGACGGGTTCCTGTCGCCGCTGAACCTCAATCCAAGCGCGCTGAACTACTACGACGCGACGGCCGCGATGAAGGACCGCATCCTGCCGCTTGGCGGCAATGCGCGTCCTGATCTTGGGCTGGAATACATCCAGGCGGTAGAGGCGCGCGTCCGTGAGCTTTTCTACGTCACATGGATGAACCTGCCGACGCGGCCGAACATGACCGCTACGGAAGTCATGCAACGGCGCGATGAACAGTTGCGGCTTCTCGGGCCGATGGTGTCGAGGCTGCAACAGGAATTCCTCGGCCCGATCATCGAACGGACGTTCGCGATCATGTGGCGCAATGGGCTGTTCGCGCCTCCGCCGGATGCGCTGTCCGGCATTCAATGGGAAGTCGAGTATCAATCGCCGCTGGCGCTGGCGCAAAAGTCTTCCGATGCGGACAGCGTTCTCAAGTGGATGGGGTTCATCGTCGAGGCCGCGAAAGCCGATCCGTCTGTGTTGGACGTGGTGGACCTGCCAAAAACCGCGCGTTTCATGGCAGACCGCTACGGCGCGCCTGGCAGCAGCATTCGCACGGAAGCCGAGGCGCAGGAACTGGCGGATAGCCGTCAGCAGGCGCAGGCCGGGATGATGCAGGTTGAGGCGGCTCAGGGCGTGGCGTCGGCGGCCAAGGACGGCACGGCGGCGCTGGCGCAGATGGCCGAAATGGGGGCGCCTGCTTGACATCCATCTTCCGGCGAATGCTGTCCCGTGATGACGCCGCGCACGAAGCCGCGGCGCTCCGGGTTGCATATCGGCAAGTGTTTGCCGGGCCTTCGGGACAGATCGTGCTCGCGGACCTTATGCGAGCATCCGGGATTGGCGCATCGTCGTTTGCCGGCGACCCGCACCGCACCGCCTTCAACGAAGGCCAGCGGAACGTGGCCATCTATCTCATCCGCATGATCAACAGCGACCCTGACGCCGCGGCGCGGATGCTGCGGTCGGGCGATACGGAGGACGTATTCAGTGAGCGAAACGCAGACTGAGGCGGCACCTGCCGCCACGACCGCACCAACGGGATCGGTCCTGGGGGGCGGCGCAACGCCCGATGCGGGCGATGCTCGCGGATGGCTTCCGGCGGAATACCGGACGGACCCGACGTTCAAGGATTTGGCCGATGTCGGCGCGCTGGCGAAGGGCTACAAGAATGCGGCGAGCATGGTGGGGCTGGACAAGAACGAAGTCCTTCGCCTGCCGCGCGAGGGCGATGTTCCGGCCGAGACGCGCGCTGCGATCCTGACGCGGCTGGGCATGGGCGCTCCGGAAACGCCCGAGGGCTACGGCATCAAGGCGCCGGACACGGTGCGGCCCGAGGCGACGGAATGGTTCACGGCGGCGGCGCACGAGGCCGGGCTGAGCAAGGCGCAAGCCGAGGTGTTCATGGCCAAGCTTCCGGCAATGGAGGCGCTGGTCGTGCAGCAGCAGCAGGCGGCCACGGATGCCGCGCTCGCGAAACTGCGCGAGGAATGGGGCGGCGCCTATGGCGAGAAGGCATCGCGCATCGAGCAACTGGCGCAGCAGAAAGGCGTCGGGTTCGAGGCTATCAACGCGCTGGTCGTGGGCGGGCATCTGGACGCGCTGAAACTGCTATCGCAGGCGGCCGATCTGATGCTGGAAAAGCCTGGCCTGGCCGGCGGCGGGAATGCGAGCGGCAGCGCTATGACACCGGCCGAGGCTCAGGCGAAGATCGGCGCGCTTGGGCAGGACAAGGAGTTCATGGCGAAGCTGGGCGACCGGGAGAACCCTGGTCATGGCGAGGCGCGGCGCATGTGGGATGAGTTGCATTCCTGGGGATGGAGCAACGAGCCGCGCGACCGCGGCAGGGCGGCGGCGTGAAGCCCGGGCCGAGGTCTGCGGCGGATTACGAAGAGGACCGGCGGCGCGAGGCGCTGAGGCTGGCCGTCGAGTGCATGAAGCCGCACATCACGCCCGGCGCGCCGGCGCGGGTGGTGGAATGCGCTACGGCGTTTGAGAAGTATCTGCGCGGGGACGCATCATAACTTATTGACACCGACCCATAATCGGAAGGAATATGGCGGAGACGCGCCGGGTAGCGGGAGTTTCTCCCGTCCGGGGCAGCGTCAAGGGCAGCGGCGGCCCTGCACAACAGCCGAGACGCGGGTCCGTGTGACTGCGCCGCGTGTGGCCGAGATAGCCGGGTAGCCCATCGGGTCCGGATGACCGCCACGCGCACCGCGCGGAAGATTCTCGGGGAGCCTAGTCGAGCAACGTAACGCTCGGTTGGAGTTCCGCCCGTGTCATTCCAAATCACGGAAGCCTTCGTCCAGAAGTACAACAGCAACATCATGCTGCGCGCACAGCAGCATGGCTCGCGGCTTCGATCCGCCGTCACCGTCGAAACCGGCGTCGGCAAGTCCTTCTCCTTCGATTACGTCGGCGCCGTCGCGGCGCAGGCCATCACGGATCGCAACGGCGACAGTCCGCTCATCAACACCCCGCACAATAGGCGTTGGGTGTCGCTGGCCGGATACGAGACGGGCGACCTCATCGACAACATCGACAAGGTGCAGATGCTGGCCGATCCGACCAGCGCCTACATCCGCACGCATGGCGACGCCATGGGGCGCGCGCTGGATGATGTCATCATCGCCGCGGCGCTCGGCACTGCCACGACCGGCGAGACGGGCACCACCACGGCGACCAATTCCAACTCGGTTGCGGTCAACTCGTGGGCCTACGGAACCGGCACCGGCAACGCCGGCATGACCATCTCCAAGTTGATCGAGGCGCGTTCCGCCTTGGTGGCCGGCGAGGCGGTGGAGCCGGGCGAGAAGCTCTATCTCGCGTGCGCCCAGAAGCAGATCGCCAACCTCCTGGCCACGACCGAGGCCACGAGCGAGGACTATGCTTCCGTCAAGGCTCTCGTGAAGGGTGACATTGATACCTTCATGGGGTTCGAGTTCATCCGGACGGAACGTCTCGGAACCAACGGCTCCGGCTATCGCAAGTGCTTCGCCTTCGCGAAGACGGGCATTGGCCTGGCCATCGGCAAGGACATCACGGCGGAAGTCGATCGCCGCGCCGACAAGCGATTCAGCTGGTATGGCTACTTCCAGATGTTCATCGGCGCCGTGCGGCTGGAGGAGGAGAAGGTCTGTGAAATCCTCTGCTCCGAAGCCTGATCCGCAGCAGCAAGAAGGAACCTGAACAATGGCTGTTGTGACCCTCAAGTCCACCAACCTCACCGCCTTCGACGCCGGCACGCTTGTCGGCACCACCTACAGCGGAGGCAAACTGCGATCGCAGGTCGCCACGTTCGAGGTCGGTGCCGCCGACAGCATCGCGTCGATCTACCGGTTCGCCCGCGTCAAGTCCAACTGGCGAATGACTGGCATCTGGATGACCTGCGACGCGATTACCTCCGCGGCCGGCGATGTCGGCATCTACCAGATTGCCGGCAATGGCGGCGCCGTGGTGGATGTGGACGCCTACGCTACTGCGACCAGCATCGCGACGGCGATCACCATCCTTCCGGTGAACCTGCTTTTCGAGGTGAAGGACATTGCCAACTGTCGCAAGCTGGTCTGGGAGGATGCGGGCCTGTCCGCGGATTCCGGCCGGTTCTATGACCTGGCGATGACGCTGACGACGGCCGCGACCGGCGCCGGCACGCTCTGCTTCGAGACGCAATACGTGATCGACTGACCAGGGAGGGGCCGGGGGAAACCTCGGCCCCGCACCGTATGTCCGAAGTCGCTATCTGCAACCGTGCTCTTGCAAGGCTGGGATCGGACCCGATCACCAGCCTTTCGGCGTCTGACACGAAGTCAGGCCGGTGCAACCAGCTTTACAGCGAATGCCGCGACGAGTTGCTGGCGTCGCATCCGTGGAATTTCGCGATGACGCGGGTGGAACTGGCGGCGAGCACAACGGCGCCGGTATGGGACTATGACTACGCCTATACCCTGCCGACAGACTGCCTCCGCGTGTGGCGGGTGGACGCGCATCCGGAAAGCAAGTGGAAGGTCGAGGCGGGCGCCATCCTGACCGACCTGACCGCGCCGCTGAACATCCTCTACATCAAGCAGGTGACGAATACGGCGCTGTTCACGGCCGGGTTTTCGTTCGCCCTGTCCATGCGCCTGGCCGCCGAGTTGGCGATGCCGCTGACGCAGAAAGAATCCATGTTCGAGGCGATGCACAAGGCGGCCGAGGATGCTGTTCGCCGCGCGCGGTCGCAGGACGCCATGGAGGGCTCGCCCGATCAGGTCTATGCGGACGTGTTCCTTGAAGCACGAATGGGCCGGTCCTGGCCGACTTCGTGGTATCGTGGTTAATGCCGCGGAGCCGCCACCTTCAAACCAACTTTACGGCAGGGGAGTTCTCGCCGCGCCTGTTCGGCCGCGTCGATTTGGAGCGGTATCCCAACGGCGCGCGCGAGTTGATGAACGTCGTCATTCATCCGCAGGGCGGGGCGCAGCGTAGGACGGGTTCCTATTTCTGCGGCGCGGTGAAGACGGAATCCTCGCGCGTGCGGCTGGTGTCGTTCATCCCGACGCGGGCGGCCGGCTATGTGCTGGAGTTCGGCGATCTGTATGTGCGGTTCTGGCGGAACCGCGGCGCGGTCATGGCGGGCACGGCGGCGCTGGAACTGGTGACGCCGTATCCGCTTGCGGTGCTCCGGGAACTGCGGTTCACGCAAAGCGTGGACGTGATGTATATTTTTCATGAATCCTATGAGACGCGGAAGCTTTCGCGCACGGCGACAGACACGTTCAACCTCACGACGGCGGTGTTTCGGGACGGTCCATATACGTCTGAGAACACGGGCAATCCGACTGTGGCGACGGGCAGCGGCACGACCACGAGCGGTGGCACAGTGACGCCTCCTACGACCGGCGGAACGGACGATGCAGGCGCGGGCGGGACCGGCGGGGATTCGGGCGGCGACAGCGGCGGCAGCAGCGGCGATGGCGATGGCGGCGGCGATGGCGGCGGGGGCGGCGAGTGAGCGGCTCCTTCAACATGTTCCGCATCGGCGGATCGGGCACGCTGGAGAACGTCCAGACGGTGCGCGGTGGGGGCGCCGGAGATAGCACAGTCACGCTTACGCCAAACAATACAACGGGATCAGTGACAGTCACGGCCAGCGCTGCGACGTTCGCAGCAACGGATGTGGGCCGACTGCTGGCGATCAAGGATGAGGCCGGCGGGCGGGTGGCGTCCACAGCCTATGCGGCCGGAATCGTGATGTATGCCGATGACCGCGGCGTGAAGCGCCTCTATCGCGTAATCAGCGCCGGCACGACGGCTGCCGCAAGCATGGCCGGCACGACGCCAAACTACGACCTGAACATGCCGACGGGCGAAAGCCTGGAATTGCGGGACGGCACATGCGTGCTGCGATACCTCGGCCGAGGGAAAGCGGCCTGGGGATGGGGCACGATCACGGCTTACACATCTTCGACGCAAGTCACGGTAGCGGTTGCGAGCGATGGAAACTTCGCCAACGTCACGGCCGCTTTGCATTGGAAGCTGGGCGAGTTCTCGCCGGCCCGCGGCTATCCGCGGTGCGGATGCTTCTACCAAAACCGATTGATCCTTGCGGGTTCCACGGCCAAGCCGCAAAGCGTGTGGGCGTCCGAGGTCGGGGACTACGAGAAGTTCTCGCCATGCGATCCCGATGGGGTGGTGCTGGATACGAATGGCATCACTCAGACCGTGGATGATGACCAACTTTCAGAGATCCTTTTCGCGTCGCCAGGTGGGCGCGGCGTGGCGCTGGGCACGACTTCCGGGGCGTTCCTGTTCGGCCCGTCGTCCAATACCAATCGGGTTCTGACGCCATCGAACTGCGAAGCGCGCCGGCAGGGCGATGAAGCGGCAAGCGAGGATGCGGCAGGGCTCCGGATCGGGAGTGCGACTATCTATCTGGACGCATCTGGCCGGTCATTGCGTGACCTGTCCTACGATTTTGCGACCGATGGATACCAGAACGCGGACCTGACGCTGCTTTCGCAGCACATCGCGGGCGATGGCTTCGTCGAGGTGGCATACCAGATGAACCCTGACGGGGTGATTTGGGCCGTGCGCGAGGATGGCGCGCTGGCGTCCCTGACCTATGACAAGGATCAGCAGGTCAGGGCATGGGCCAGGCATATCCTCGGCGGCGTGGATGACGTTGGCGAAGTCGAAAGCGTGGCGGTCGTGCCTTCGGCGGACGGCAAAACCGATGAGGTTTACATCGCGGTCCGGCGCGATATTGCCGGCGTGGAGCATCGCTGGATTGAAGTAATCGGGGCGCCGTTCCGCGGCGATCTGGAGAACCAGGCCGATGCGTTCCATGTGGACGCGGGCCTGACCTACTCTGGCACGGCGGTGACTTCGGTCACGGGCCTTTCGCACCTTGAAGGTGCATTGGTGCGCGTTGTGGCCGATGGGGCGGTGCGGACCAGCCGCACGGTGACAGCTGGCGCCATCTACATCGACACGCCGGCGGCCGAGGTGGTCCATGTCGGGCTGCCGTTCACGTCGCGTGTGAAGTTGCTTCCGATCGTGGACGGCGCGGCTCAGGGCAGCGGGCTCGGGCGGAAAATACACATCCCGGAAGTGCGGATGCGGCTGCTGTATTCCGCGACGATGAGGGTCGGCTACGGCAGCACGCTGGAGACGGTAGATTTCCGGATGCCGGGCGATCTGATGGATACAGCGGTCCCGCTTTTCAGTGGTATAAAGCAATGGACGCCGCCGGCCGATTGGGATTGGGATACGGCTTTCACGATCGAAAGCTTTCACGGTTTGCCGATGACTGTTCTCGCGGTGGCGCTGGAAGTGAGCGTGTCGGGATGATCGAGGTTCGCGAGTTTCGGCCGGAAGATGTGGACGGCATTGAGCCGCAGGACGTTCATGCGCGCGCGCTTGATGCTCTGGACGACTGGCGCAAGATGATCTGCACCGCGGCGGCGTGCGGCCCGGCATGGACCGCGATGCACAACGGCAAGATCATCGGCGTTGCGGGGCTTGGGCAGCATTGGCCGGGGCGCGCCGAGGCGTGGTGTCTGTTGGCGCGCGAGGTGCCGATGCAAGCCTGGCCGGCGATCCATAGGGCGGTTCTGCGGGTGTTGGCGGGCGCGGGGTATCTGCGCGTGGATGCGACCGCGCGGCAGGGCTTTGCCCAGGCGCAGCGATGGCTTGCCATGCTCGGCTTCGTGCCGGAGGGCGTGATGCACGCATACGGCCCGGACGGGTCCGATCATATGCGGTGGGCGAGGGTGCGGCGATGATGGGCATTCCGCTGACATGGGGCGACGCGCCACGCTGGGCGAGAGTGTGCTTCGATCCGACGACGATTATGGCGATCAGCGCGGTTGCGGCTGTTGCTGGCACTGCGGTGAGCGCCATGGCGGCGGAGAACCGAGGCAAGACCGAGAGCAACATTGCCAACTACAACGCGCAGGTGAGCCGCAACAACGCCATCTCGACCAATCAGGCGGCGGCGGTCGCGGCGGATCAGCAGAACCAGCAGCACCGCCGGCAGATTGCATCGGGCATCGCGGCGGCGGGCGCGTCTGGTGTTGATCCCAACAGCGGCTCGCCGCTTGAGGTTGTCGCGGACCTGGCCGGGCAGGCGAAGCTGGACGAAGAATTAGGGCTTTGGCAGGCGCGGGAGCGGGCCAAGGGCTATGGCAATCAGGCGACGCTCGATGTTTATTCCGGGCGGGCGGCGGCATCTGCCGGGACGCTGAACGCGGCGAGTTCTCTGCTGAGCGGAGCGGGGCGGGTTGCGGGCATGTATGCTCCGCGGCCGTCGCGATAGCCCATGCCAGCGATCCCCGCATTCCAGCCCCGCACGCAGGTTGAGCCGGCGCTACAGCAGCGCATATCCCCGGACTTCGGGCAGGCGTTGCCGCAAGCGCAGGCGCGGGCCGGCGAGACTATGGCGACGGTGGGCGCTAGGATTTTCGAGGTCGCGGGCGATACCGCGTATCATCAAGGCGTCGTCCAGTTTTCGGAAGGATTGCAGCGGTTGCGCGGCGAGGTGTCGCGCGAAAGCGATCCCGTCCGCATGGGCCAGCTATGGGACGAAGGCACGCGCGCCCTGACGGCGGAAATCGCTGGCACCATGCCTGGCATCGGGCCGGTTCGGCGCGACTTGGAGCGCACCGCGCGACTATGGGTGTCGCGCGAGACGCCAGACGTTCAACGGATGCAGGCGCAGCGGGCTACGCAACAGGCGACCGCGGCGACCATCAATCTGCGCGATACACTGGCGGCGGAAGCTGCCCGCGATCCGTCGCGGTTTCCGATGCTCGCGGAACAGTTCGATGATGCGTTGCGCGCTCGGGTGGAAAGCGGCGCGCTTCCCGAAGACCGCGCAGAGCGGATGCGAGGCGAGTTCGGCCGGTCGGTGTCCCGCGCGCGCGTGCGGCGTGAAATTCAGCGCAATCCAGGCGCGGCGCGCCAACTGCTGCTTGATCCAAACCGCTATTCTGGGCTTTCGCCCGAGGATCGGCAGGACTTTGCGGCAGAGGCGACAGCGCTAGAAGGCGAGCGCGAGCGCACGGAAATTGCACAGGCGACGCAGGTTGAACGCGGCGCCTGGCAGCAGGCCGGGGCGCAGTCGAAAGAGACGGTAAACAACATCTATACCGCCGTTGCTGACGGTGGCGGCGATCAAGAGGCGATGGACCGCGACCTTGAATGGTCCCGGAACATCCTGCCGGCTTCTACATATACCGCAGCGCGTCAGGTTCTGTCGGGGCGTGTTGCTCGATCCGACGATCCCGAAACCGTGGCACGGCTGACGGAAGGCGCGACTGGCGATCCTCAAGCATTCCATCGCGAGGCTGAGCGCGCATTGGCATCCGAAAGCATTACGCCGGGGCGCTATCAGGCTTTAATGCAGGTGAATGAGCGGGCGCAGGGAGATACCGCGGAGGTTAGGGCCTATCGTGCCGGGCGAGCGGCGCTGGCCGAGGCGTTTGACGGGCCGGAAGATATCGGCATGGCGCGTGCGCGCGGGCCTGCCCTGGCAGACTTCGATGAATGGGCCGCGGCTAATCCTCGCGCGACGGCAGCCGAAACGCGGCAAGCGGCGCAGGATATTGCCGGAGTGCATCGCCCGGCGGCAGTGGCGCAGGGGCGGGCGTCTCTGCCGGAACCATATGGCTTTGCTGGATGGCCTGATGGCGTGGACGAAACCGTCATCGACGCGGCGGAAGAGGCTCTGGTGAACGATTTAGACGCGGGCAGGCTGTCCAACGCCGATGCGTCGCGTCATGCGCGCGCGTTGAATTCGTGGCGGTTTGTGCTGCGCCAACAGGATGCACGGCGATGAGCGGCAGCAGCGTTGTAACACTGACGCCGGAACAGGCCGCGCAGCTTCCCGGCCCTGAAATCAATCTGCCGCAGGTTCCGGGTGGACCGGCAGTTGAACCAGAGGAACCGGCTCCGCGTGACCCCGAGACTGGCGCGATCGTCATTGACGTGTTTCCTCGCGAGGATGCGTCAGAGACAGCGCCGGCCATGGCCGAGGGAAGCGGGCAAGCGGAAACATCCGGCGCGCCCGCGGCGCAGACTGATGATCCAGAGACGCCGTCGCTGCCCAGCGAAGACCTGGGGACATCATATCAGAACGCTCGCGCGCAAGCCGAGATTGACCGCACGGTTGCCGCAGTGCGGGAGAGACAGCGCCGTAGGCAGCAGGTCGCCGAGGTTTCCCCAAGGGAGCCGCCCGCGCGGCGGCAGCGGGGGGCGGCGCAGGCCGCTACAACAGAACAACCGGAACCGGAGATAGTTGCACCGTTGCCAGACGGCCCGGGATGGGGCGCTCGGATGCTGCGAAGCGTGGGCACGGTTATGCGGCATGGCGCAGATGGGTTCATGCAGGTTCCCGGAGGCATGGTCGCGGCAGTTAGGGAAAGCTTCCGCGCGGCTGACGATGTTGCCAACTATCTGACGGGTGCCGCGCGGCCGGACCCTGGGCAGCCTCGCCCGGCGGGATGGGCGGGTAATCCTGGTGAAGCCATCGCTCAGACGATTGAACGCAACAATCCGATCCCGGCGCCGAGCACGGGCACGGGGCGGGTCGTGCATGAGTTGTCGCAGTTCGTGTCGGGCTTTCTGCGCGGGCAGCGGGTGTTGCGCCGTGTCGGCGTGTTGCAGGGTGGCGGCGCTATGCGGACGGCGCAGCGTGCGGCGGCGGCCGGCGCGATTGCGGACTTCTTCTACAACGAAGCCGACGAGGCAAACCTCTTGTCCGTGGCGCGCCAGGTCGGGATGCCGGTCCCTGTCATCACAGAGTTTCTTGCGACGGCGCCGGATGACGACGCGGCGCTGAACCGGATGCGGAATGCGGTAGTCGGAAGCGCGACTGGCGCGGCGGTGGACGGGGCGATCGCGGTTCTGAGGGCGGCGAGGGCGGGCTTCGCGGCCAGGCGTGCATCGCAGGGCGTTCCGGCCGGCGGGCCGACGCCAGCACCATTGCCTCCGCAGACTTTGACGGAAGCGGCCGGCGTTCCGGCTTCGCCCGCGCGTGATCTGATGATTGTGGGCGACGATGCGCGCCCGCTGTTTGAAGTGCGGCGAGGCGACGCCGCGGCGCGGGTGAACGCTGGCGAACAAGCCGCGCGTGAAGCCGGTCCAGATGCGCCGCGCGCGCTGGTGGGCGTGGCTGATGACATGGCAACCGGCGGCGTCCTGTCGGGCCGGCAGGAAGCGCCGGAAGTGTTCATCAACTGGGGCCGCATCGCGACGCCGGATGATGTGCAAGGCGTAATCCGCGACATGGCGGAATCCTTCCGAGGCACGATTTCAGAGGCGCAACGCGGCGTCCAGACGAATGCCGAGACGCGCCGGCTTGCCGATCAACTCGGATTGACGGTTGAGGACTTGCTTTCCCGGCAGCGCGGGCAGCCTCTCAACGCCGAGACGGCGCTTGCGGCGCGGAACCTCTACACGGCGAGCGGAGAGCAGTTGCTTGCGGCGGCGCGGGCAGCAGCAGCGCCCGGCGCCGGGCCGCTCGAACAGGCGGCGTTCCGCCGGATGATGGCGGTTCACTACGCGATCCAAGCGCAAGTATTGGGCGCGCGGACGGAGACGGCGCGCGCGTTGCAGGCGTGGGCAATTCCGTCGGCATCCGGCCGCGATCAGATGCGGATGATTTCCGACCTGATGGAGCAATCCGGCGGGGCGGACGTGTCGGCTGCGATGGCGCGGCGTTTGGCGATGTTGGGCAACAATCTGCCGGCCGAGCAACTGGCGCCCGCGCTCGGGGCTTTCGTCAACCGCGGATGGGCGGGGCGAAGCCTGGAGGCGATCCAACAAGTCTGGATCAACGCGCTACTTTCCTCTCCGGCAACGCATATCACGAATATGACGGGCAATGCGCTCAACCTGTATCTGAGCGTCATCGAGCGCAGCGTGGCATCGAGTGTGGCGGCTGGTCGTGGTGCGACAGGAGGGCAGGGCGTGATGCCCGGCGAATCCGTCGCCATGCTGTATGGAATGGTTTCCGGGTTCGGGGATGCGTTGCGCCTCATGCGTCGCACATATCTGGACGATGGCGCCGAGGTTGCCGCCATGATCGGCCGGCAGGACTTGCCTCGGCAGGGGGCGATTTCGTCGCAGGCATGGGGCGCGGATGCCGGGTCAGGCCTCGGCCGCGCGCTGGACTTCATCGGTCATTCTGTTGTGTCTGCGCCGGGGCGATCGATGGGCGCGGAAGATGCCTTCTTCAAGTCCATGCTATACCGCATGGAACTGCACGCAAGCGCGCTGCGGGAATCCTACGGGCGCCTTGCCGCGAGGAATGAGCAGGCTACGCCGCAAGCCCTTGGCGCCGAGATGGCCCGAGTGATGCGCGATCCGCCTGAGCACGTCCGGGTTGCGGCTGCCGACATGGCGCTATACGCGACATTCAACCGCGAAGCGGGACCGATCACGCAAGCCCTGATGCAACTCCGCACGACGGATAGCGCTGGGTGGAACCTCGCCGCGTCGATCGTCCTGCCCTTCGTTCGCACGCCGGCCAACATCTTCTCCTATGGCTTCGAGCGCACGCCATTCGCGCCCATCGTTGGCACATGGCGCGCGGACGTGGCTGCCGGGGGAGCGCGTCGCGACCTGGCCCTTGCGCGCGTGGCAACTGGGTCCATGCTGCTGGCGAGCGCATTTACATGGGCCGATGCCGGCAGCGTCACAGGCGGCGGGCCGGATGATCCAGGCGAGCGCGAAATCTGGCAGCGGGCGCATCAGCCCTATTCCATTCGCGTTGGCGATGCTTGGGTGTCCTATAACCGCCTTGATCCGTTCGGCTTCGTTATGGGCATGGCGGCCGATGTTGCCGACATGGTGCGGCGCGCGGATATCGAGCCGGAAGAAATCGACGAGTTCCAAGAACTGAGCAACGCGCTTGTCGTGATGGTGGGGCGCGCGGTGGTCAACCGCTCATTCATGCAGGGCGTGGCGAACATTACCGACGCGCTGAACACACGCCAGCCGAATGCAGAAAGGCTGATCGGGAACACGATCCAATCCTTTGCGGCACCTGGCGCCATGGCCGCGGCGACGCGCGCGCTCGATCCCTACCAGCGCGAGGCGATGAACATCTTAGACCGCATCCGTGCGCGGGTTCCGGGGCTGTCGAGTGGCTTGACGCCGCGCCGCGATTTTTGGGGGCGGCCGTTGCGGCACGGCTTGGAATCCATGGCCGGGTCAGAACAGCTTGCGGCGGCTGTGTCTGCCATTTCGCCCATGCGGATGCAGAACGTCCGCAACGATCCGGTAGATATCGAGATGGCGCGTCTCAACATGAATGTCGAAGGCATGAGGCGGGCGCAGACGTTCAACGGGACGCCGGTCAACATGCGCGATTTCCCGCAGGCGCTTGACCGGCTCCGGGTGCTTTTCGGGCAGGACGCTCGCGTTCCGATGTTTGGCGACAAGGGCTTGCACGATGCGCTGGCCGAGATGATCGAAGGCCGCGGGCCGCGCGGGGCGGAATACCGCGCCGGAACTGATGGCGAAGAAGGTTCCCGGGCGCGGCTGATAAACCGCACCGTGACGGCGTTCCGCGATGCGGCGCGGCAACAGGTGCTCCGCGAGCATCGCGACCTAGCCCGATACGTCGCCCAGCGCGCGGACCAGCGCAGCCAACAGCGTGCCGGGCCGCCGACAACACCAATCCCACGCACGCCGCGCGCGCCCATGCCGAGCGTCGATCGCTCGCTACCGCCCGAGATGAGGTAACGCCATGACCATCGCCACAACCGCAAGCGTAGTCGCCTATACCTGCGATGGCGCAACCACGGCGTTTCCCGTCACCTACGATTTCTTTGAAACCTCCGAGTTGGAGGTTATCGAGCGGGTCACGGCAACCGGCGTCGAGACGGTCAAGACGCTCACGACTGACTACACGGTGACGGGGGGCGACGGCAGCACGGGCACGGTAACGGCCGTAGCCGCGCCGGCATCAGGGAGGACATGGACCATTCGCCGCGTGACGGCGCAGACGCAATCCACGGACCTGCAATCCTATGGGCCGCTGCCTGCCGACAGTATCGAGACGATGGTCGATCGGCTGACGGCCATTGTGCAAGAAGTCGTGCGCGACTATGGCCGTGGGCTTCTTGTGCCGAAGACGGAAACCGGGCTGACGCTGCCTTCGTCGGTGGACCGCGCAAGCAAATATCTGCTGTTCGACGCCAGCGGCAATCCGACCGCGGCGGAAGTGGTGACGGTCGGTTCTCTCACGGTGAGCGCCTTTGTCGAGACGCTGCTGAACGTGGCGAGCAGCACGGCGTTCCTGACCGGGCTTGAAACGCAGCGGATCGCATATGGCGGCCTGGCCGGCGGCACAGCGGATGCGCTGAC